ATGCGCCCAACTGCAAGCGATGCGGCATCATTGAGAAACGTATCCGCGACCGTCCTTGATGTGACGATGGACGCAACGTTCACGAACTCAACAGCATTCAAGAGCGTAACAGCGTTTGCAGCAAATGATTACGCTACGAGCTTCAATGGCGCTGCTGTTTTAACTGACAACACAGCGGCTCTGCCAATTGGCGTAACCAAATGCAGCCTTGGGCAGCTTGCATCAATTCAGCAAATGAACGGCCACATCCGCACATTCGATTATTACCCATCACGCCTCGACAACGCGACACTGCAAAGCAGGTCAACCTAGCAATGGCACGACAGCGTAAATGCAATGTCTGCCCGAAATGGCACGACACTGACGAACCGTGGCCGCGCCCCTGCCTTGGCCACTTCAAGACGCACGACGAGAAACGCAGCCACTTGGCCGCGCCTTACGTCATCAGCGACGACTTGGGCACCAACGGCCTCCTGAACCACGCAGACAACAAGGTCTACACGTCCAAGGCCGAGTACGTCCGCGCGGTCAAGCGGGCAGGCTGCGAGATTGTCGGCAACGAAAAGGTCAAGCGGCCTGAGAAGGTCAAGCCAACCATCACTGACGAAATGCGCCGAGAAGTAAGACGACAGGTCCAGGCATTGGACAGCCCCACGAGGAAACTACATGAAAGACGACGCCGCCGTACTGGCTGAAGTCACTGAAGACCAAGTTCAGGCCCCGATTGCGGAAACACCCGGGCCTGAACCTGTAGCCGACAAGACCTCATTGCGCGACCAGATCGCGCAGAACATGAAGGCCATTCAGGACCGGCCACGGGACGATGCTGGGCGCTTTGCCCCCACGAAGGCAGAGCAGGCCGCGCAGGCTCAGACTGCACAGGCACCAGCCACGCAGCAGCCAGCCGTTGCCATCCAGCCCAAGGCAGAGCGCCCCGGTGACATGCCCAAGGCATGGGGAGCAGACAAAGCCGCATACTGGTCAACACTGACGCCAGAGGCCAAAGCCTACATCACGGAACGTGAGACCCAGATGGAAGGGTTTCACACGAAATTCGGTGGCCTGAACCAGTGGCATGAGGCTGCGCAGGCCAATGGCACATCACTGCCGGAAGTCCTCGACCGGGTGAGCAAGGTTGAGAACACGATGATCTCCGACCCGTCGCAGGGCCTCATCATGGCCGGCGACATGGTTGGCATGAGCCGTGAGGATACAGCGCGCGCCTTGGTCGGTGCCTTGCAGAAGCTTGGCTATCAGATTCCAGGCGTGCAGCAGAGCCAGAACGTGCAGGCGGCATTGCCTCCAGAATTTGACCAACTCGCTCAACGCCTGAACGGCATTGAGCAGACATTCCAGCAGCAAGCCATATCCAAGGCACAGGCACAGGTGGATGAGTTCTTCGCCAATCCGGCGAATGAACACGCCCAAGCCTTGCAGGATGAGATTGCACAAGAATTGCGGGCCATGAAGGCTATCGGAAAGCCAATGGACCTGAAGACCGCATATGACCGGGCGCTATGGACGCGACCTGACCTGCGCGAGAAGCTTGTCGCCAAGCAGATCGCAGACAAGCAGGCACAGGAAGCAGCCGCGAGAACGCAAGAACTCGCCAAGTCTCGGTCAGCCGCGCGTTCCGTCGCCGGGACGCCACCACGGGCCGAGGGGCGATCATCCGCCGACCGACCCACAAGCCTGCGCGATGAGATTGCGATGCGTGTTCGCACTGCAACTGGTCGCACGTAACCCCATCAACACAATCTAGGAGTTAGCTATCATGGCAGTTGGATCAGTATCCATTGCAGAAGCTGGCGAAATTGTCTCCACCACGCTCAGGTCGCGCACCGGCGAATTGGTCGACAACACCAGCAAGAATAACCCCGTCCTCCGCCGCCTGAAGGCGAAGGGCAAAATCAAGCCTTGGCGTGGTGGTCGTTTCATCATGCAGGAAATCCACTTCAGCGGTAATACGACCTACCGCCGTTACCGTGGCTATGACCCGCTCAACATCACGCCTTCGGAAGTCATCGGCTCGTTTGAGTACGATCCGAAGTATGTGGCTGTTGCGGTCACGATCTCGGGTGACGAACTGCTGATGAATTACGGCGAAGCGCAGGTCATTGACTTGCTCGAAGGCCGTATCGAAAACGCGATGGCTGAAATGTCGAACGGCCTTGACGTTGACCTCGTGTCTGACGGCACGGCGGACGGCGGCAAGCAGATCGGCGGTCTTCAGGCTCTCGTGGCCTCGAACCCGACCACGGGTACGGTTGGCGGTGTTTCCCGCACGACCTATGCGTTCTCACAGAACCAGAGGTATCAGGCAAACACGGACGGCGGCGCGATCAAGTCGGCAACGAACATCACGCTGTACATGGACCGTCTCTGGCTGAAGCTGCTTCGCGGCAGCGATAGCCCGGACCTCATCCTGATGGACAACAACGACTTCAGCTTCTTTGAATCGTCTGTCCAGGCCCTTCAGCGCATCACGACCACGGGCGCTGACAATGCCGACTTCGGCTTCACCGGCTACAAGTACAAGGCGGCTGATGTGATCCCGAATGGTCAGGGTGGCAACATCCCGGCCAACACGACCTACATGCTCAACACCAAGTATCTGTTCCTTCGTCCGCACGAAGACCGGAACATGGAAGTGATGGGCGGGGATCGCGTTCCGGTCAATCAGGACGCTGTCATCAACATCCTTGGATTCGCCGGGAACCTCACGAGTTCCAATCTGGCGCTCCAGGGCATCCTCACCAACACGTAAGGAGGGCGAAACATGCCTTATCAGTCTACAGAAGCCTTCACCGTCAAGCAGGCGATCAACACGTTCGTCACCACGACGACCGGCAACCCGCCCTACTTTGACCTTCCGCTTGGCACTCGCATCCGTGCGTTTGACAACACCACCTATGGTTATGGCGAGTTCATCTACCTGAAGGGCGTTGCCTCGACGGTGGTTGGTTCTGTCGTGACGTGGGACGGTGCGACAGCGGGTGTACCGACCTACCAGACGGCGCTGTGTGCATCGACTGCTGGCCTTGCCCAGCCGGTCGCTGTTGCAATGTCGGCCTGCGTGGCCAACAGCTACGGCTGGTATCAGATCGCGGGTAATGCCGTCATCTCGACCAACGGCACGCTCGCGGCTGGTCCGGGTCCGGTCTACATCTCGGCCACGCCGGGACAGGTGACCTCGACACAGGCGAACGGCAAGCAGATTCTGAACATGCGCAACCTGACGGCGACGGGTACTCCGGCGGCGAACCAGGCGGTGGTTCAGATGGAACGTCCGTTTGTTCAGGGCCAGATCACCTGAAGCATTGACTACGAGGGGCGGCGATTGTGCCGCCCCTTTCTCATTCCCCGAGGAAACAATGGCAAGACTCGACGACTACGCCTTCCGCCACGATGGTGTGATCTACACCTTTTCCATCGAAGCGCAGGAATCGCCATACGAGAGCAAGGTGCAGGGCCGCAAGGTCTTCAAGGATGTCGAAATCCTCAATGCACTGATCCCGAGCGCGGGCGCTCCGAAGCAATCCAATTCCGACCTCGTGACGCCTGACCTCCTGTGGCGCAAGGGCATCGAAGCCGAATACGAAAAGTGGAAGGCCGGTGCGCGTCCTGACTCGGGCGGGACACCTGTCTCTACATTCGAGATGCTTTCCAAGGGCCAGATCAAGACGCTTGAGGCTTCCAACATCTTCACGCTCGAGCAGTTCATCGACACGGCGGGCGACCTCCTGTCGAAGATGGTTGGGCCGGAATGGCGCAACATGGTCGAGAAGGCCAAGCAGATCACGGGCCATTCCGCTGATCCGGGTGTGCGCGCTGTCCGCGAGGAAAACGTGAAGATGAAGGATGAGATGGAAATCCTGCGCCAGCAGATTGCCGCCTTGACCGAATCCCGCGCGGAAAAGCCAAAGCGCCAGAAGCGCGAAGAGGCCACCTCAGACGAAGCGGCGGCGTAATCCATGACCCTCCTGACCATCATCACCCGAGCCGCTCGTCGTTGCGGGCTTTCAGCGCCTTCGACGGTTCTCGGGTCAGGTGATGAAACATACCTGCAACTTGCAGAGTATGCGCAGGAGACGCTTGAGGAACTCACCGAGCGGCACGATTGGAAGATTCTTCACAAAACCCAGACCATCACGGGTGACGGGTCTTCCACCACGTTCGCGCTGAACTCCGACTTCTCCAGGCTGTCAAAGATGCCTGGAGTGACCCGCACAGGCTCAACCTCCGGGTTCTGGCCTGCGGGTCCGCTGTCGCCTCCTGCATTCTTGGGGGCGCAGGCCCTGCCGGTCAGCACGGTCAGGCCGCTGTTTGACATCGTAAACGGTATTACAGCGTCCATGATCTTCGTGAATGCGCCTGCCACGTCAGAAGTCTACGTGGTCAGCTATCAGTCCGAGAACGGGATTTACTCGGTCGGCAGCGGCACGCCAACGAACATCGCGACATGGACATATGACAGTGACGTGCCATTTGTCCCCGAGCGTTTGGTGATGCTTGGGACCATCTGCAAATGGAAGGCGTCCAAGGGCCTGTCCTATGCCGAGTTCATGTCGGACTACGAGCGGTCATTCGAGAAGCTGGCTTCGGACGATTGGGGCCTGATGCCGGTTGACATGGCCAATGTGGACTACACGGCAGACTTCCAGCTTCAAGAGCCGAGGGTCAATGTATGAGGGTTGCATCTGAGCGGCGTAACGGGCAGTCCCCACCGCCTAACAAGCAGCCTACCAACAAGATGATTTCCTTTCCGGCCCCTACGCGCGGCTGGACCAGGAACCAGAACGTTGCCGACAACAAGCAGGGCGGGGCGGCGCATCTGGAGAACTTCTTCCCCATGACCACGGGCGTCCGCGTCCGCAAAGGGTCCACGCTTTACGCAACGATTGGAGCAGGAACACGGGTTGGGGCCATCATGCCCTATGTTCTCGGCTCCACCAAGAAGCTGTTCGCGGCCAATACGACGGCGATCTATGACATCACGTCCCCGGCCTCGACTACGATCTCCCCCGCAACGTCGGTCAGTTCACTAGCAAACGGTGATTGGTCATGGGTGCAAATGACCACGAGCGGGGGAACCTTCCTTCGCCTTTGCAATGGGCAGGACACGCCGCTCGTTTATGACGGGTCAACGTGGGGCACGGCTCCTGCCATCACGGGCGTAACGGCGACCAACCTTCTGGCTTGCTGGGTGTTCAAGTCGCGCCTGTTCTTCATCGAGAAAAACACGCTGAATGCGTGGTATCTCCCGGTTGACAGCATCGGCGGGGTTGCAACCAAGTTCCCCCTTGGTGGCGTTGCCAAGCTGGGCGGAAGCCTCATGTTTGGGGCGTCGTGGTCCATCGACTCCTACGGCCAAGGTCTTCAGGACTACTGCGTCTTCGTGACCACTGAGGGCGAAGTCATCGTTTACGGTGGTACTGACCCCTCATCAGCCTCCACATGGACGATGCAAGGTCTTTACCGCATTGGTCGTCCGTTAGGGCAGCGAGCCGTCATCAAGGCTGGCGGTGACTTGGCAATTGCGACGGACACGGGTCTGATCCCGCTTCAGCAGGCCATCTCCCGCGATGATTCATCGCTTGGCATGATTGCCATCTCGAACCAGATTGAAGAAGAGTGGAAAGCCGAGATTGCGCAGCGTGTGGGGACGTATCCCTGGCACGTTGAGATGTGGCCGACAAAGCAAATGGCAATTGTCGCCATGCCGACCTATTCGTCGCTTCCCACAAGGTGCTTCGTCGTGAATATCCGCACGGGTGCATGGTGCCGCTATTCCGGCTGGGACACGCACTGTCTCGGGCTGTATCA